TGCGGGGATTCGATGGCCTTAGCAGGTACGGCGGAACCTTCAATCCCTGCTTCCGGATTACCATCAATATAAATAGCGGCCTCGCCCTGGGCTTCTTGACCGATGGGGGTTGCGTAATCCATTGCTATACTCCTGTGGCCTCATAGCCGACCACCAATGTTGTGTGCGCCGGAGCATACCGACGCAACAGACACTCCAAATCCTCGCGGCTGGCGATGCTCAACAGCTTGTCCCCAGCTTGCGACGCACCGCAGCGGAAGCGCACTACACGCTGCCCGCGCACCACGACTGACCATGTCAGGCGCACCTCGTGGCCACCGTTGAGTCTGCTGCCGCACTTGGAGAGGCCCGCCAAAAATGGCTTATACTCAGTAACCGTGATCTCAAGGCCCAGCATGTCAGCCAAGCGCCTGTAAAATGCCTCTGTCTGGCCGCCCGCACCCGTGAGCTGGGCAACAACCGCCGCGCGCCGTGCCTGCAACGTGCTGTCCCAGGCAATAGGGCAATCGCCTGGCAAGCCACAAATCCGCTCCCATTCCGATAGTAATTCCAGCGCCTGGCGCGGATCGGACTCGCGGATCAGCGCAGCCGCGCGGCTGTCGACACGCTCAAGCGCCTGCGCCAGGCCGTCAAGCAGCTTGACCCACGTGGTGTCCGGGTCAGTGGGCAGAGCTTCACCGGGCGGCTGCAACTGGAGGAGCTGGTTGAGGTAATCAGCCACGCCTAGTCCTCCCAAACGATCGTACCGGGTACGGCGAGATGGCCAACTGCTAACTGAATATTGGCGGCAGGGCTGATGAGCACATGATCATCCTCGCCATCCACCAAGCTGATAGCTTCATTAAGGCGGGAAACGATGACGGTGCCGCCGGGCGTGGCATCCCTGCGCAGGGCTGCCCATACGGCCTCGGCAACAAGCACGCGCAGGCGCGGCGTATCGGGCGTGATGCGGAGATTGCAGTTGATAGGCACAGGCACGGGGGCAACAACGTAGACGTCTGCAGTGACGGGCCGCACGCTGTCGATATAAGATTTGACACGGGCCACATCTGCGGCCAGAGGGATGCCGTTGTCATAGGTGGCGTCCATGGCAAAACGTACGGTAACGGAGCCACGTCCCATCTCGCCGGGATAGCACCAGGCACGGGTGACGCCCGCAACGCTCAGCGCCCAGGTAACATAGTCTTGGGCAGCGCCACCGCTGGGCAGGGTGCGGATGCGGGCCATCAAACGGTTGCGCAGGGAGGCATCAGTCTCCACATCTGCCCCGCCGGTGATGGGGGCTGAGGTGACGGCGGTGGCGGTGATGCCCAACACGGGAGATGTGAGGGTGAGTGCAACGCCTGCGTCGGCGTTGGCGGCCTCGCCAGCATCCATGGCCACGATTGCGGGCGACACCGTGCCGCCTGCGGCAACCGCGTCGGCCTGCACCTCGTATAGCACGCCATCCGTCCGCTGCATCTGCGTGCCTGCGGGCAGTATTGTGCCGTCGGCAGCCGCGAAACTGATACCATTTGCGAGTCCAGCCTTAGTGGCCGCCTTACGGGGGACACCCCAGATGCTTGACCAGCGCTCAAGATGTTCCATCTCCGCAGTGTCCGGCATGATCTGTAGCGCCTGCCAATCGAGATAACCGTACAAGCCATGAGCAACACCGCCTTCCATTCTGGCTAGGATGGCCAGCAGGCGGCGGCGCTGATACGGCTCACCATCCAAGCGACTATCAATATCGGCTTGTGTGCGGGCAATCAGAGAAGTGAGGGTAGGGCGTTCGAATGGCATGCCTGCACAATATGTGCAGGCCGAAGAGGAGTCTTTTAACGGAGGTGAAAAATACGGCTAGCGAAAAACGCCTGTGGACGGCTGGTAGCTGATGGCATCCGCGTAGTTTGTGCCATCTGGCAAGGCGATGATTATTTCCAGCAATAGCCAGCCCATCTGGGGATTGCTGGCGGTGACGGTAACGGCCACGGCGCGGCCGTCTTCCAGCAGCCACTGCAAGGCCTCTTCCGCATAATATTTGGCCTTGGCCATAACCTCTGGAAGCTGCTTTTCACGGCTCAAAAGCCAGAGTCGGGATCCAATGCGGTCAGTAGCACCACCGTCCACAGCCGTTTGCCCCAAGCCGTAGTCGGTGAGTGGAGCTACAGTATCGGCCCACCAGCCGCGCTTGTTACTGGTGCCATCGGGGATGACGTCTTCATCCTCTGCCCGGCGGTGACAAAACAGAGACAGGATAACTGCGGTGCGCAGGCTGTTGTCGCCGAGCAGGTCACCAGAGGACATAGCACAGTCCGCGCCAAGCTCAGTCATATAGATACCGAGATCGTTAACCATTAGGCTCTCCTGTGGTTCCGCCACTGTCGCCGGGGTGTGTATGGTGAGCGGTGCTTCTCCCGGCGGCGACCTGGTCGCCAGTGGAGGTAATGCTGCCGTCCTGGTTGGTGTTGCCCTTGATAGTCATGTCAGCCTCCATGCTGGCCGCACAGCCGCCCCCTGCGCTGCCCAGTTGGTAGGACGGCGTATTGTAGGCCACGCCCTCGGAGGCGTTGACGGCGTATTTTTTTGTATTGATGGTTGTATCCTCTTCCGCGTCAATCTCCAGATGCAGGGTTTCAATCTTCATGTGCCGATCCCGCATGAGCGTGATCTTGTCCCCTTCATCGGTGTAGATGCAGACCTCTCCACTCTTGAGCCCTGCAACCCGGAAGCTGCGATTGCCGAAGTTGAAACCCACGGCTGAACCGCGCCGCCCCCCAACATTGAGCACCACGCCTTCAGCCCCTGGGAGAGGATTAGACGTAAAGCCGTAGGGCTCGACATGCTCGACATCGTCCTGGGTCTCATCCGCCAGCACCTGCACCTGCAAAGTCTGGCAGCCAGGAGCGGCGTTGACGGCATACAGCACGGCACGCCCGACAAGTGTGTACATAGTTGTGCGCAGGCTGCGCAGCAGACGCTCGTGCATTACTTCGCCCCCATGTCAGCCCAAGTGCCAGCATCTTTACCTTTGCCCTTTTTGCCTTTGGGAGCTTCGGGGATAAGGTCATACGCTTCCTTGGGCGATAACGTCAGATCAGTAATCCAGCCGCTGGAATCCGAAAGTTGATAGTGGGCATCGGTAATCAGCCATGTGGCCATAACTTTGTTGCCATTGCCCAGGATGTCTACAAGAGTATTGGGCACCCAAAGGGCTGCCCCGGCAAACCAGCCATTGACCGTGGCAGTGGCCTTATGCCCCTTGCCGTAGCGGATGGCGACCTCGTGCCGGGCGCGTGTGGTCGCGCTGCCGTATTCTTCCTGCTCCGCAACAAGAGTCAGGGGGCGGTAACGCGGCACATTGGCGTCCGTGGCAGAGCCCCCGGCTTGCGCATTGACTTTACCGTTCCAGCTTTCAGACCCGCCGGATTGACCTTTGACCGTGATTGTGGAGAAACGATCTTTCATGCTGCTGGACATGCCAAACTTGAGCAGATTGTCACCAAGCTTGAGCCCCACCGATGCTTTGACAGTACCCGCCCTGGTGATGACCAAACGGCCCTGGCCGTCTGTGGTCAGCATGACGGCGTTGGCGCGGGCCAGGCGCTCCAGCATTTCAAAACACGTTTCGCCCTCGTCACTCTTGAAGTTCGGCACCTTTGCAAGGTTTCCGGATACCGCAACCACCACTTCAATGCCGAATAGTGCGGCCCATCGGCGAGCCAGATCCACCAGCCCGGCACCTTTGAGCTGCGTGGACGGAGGGCAGCAGTCCACCAGGTCGGCCGTCTTGTCCCGGCCTGTGGCGCGGTAAGTGTGGCCCACAGCGTCATAGGCCACATCCACATCGTCAACATAGCCGGTTATGACTGGCGTATGATTGACAAGCACGCGACAAGAACCGCCCGGTGGAATCTGGCGTGATTGCTCTTGCTGTGGCCAGCGGTCGGTAACGGACAGTTCAAAAGTTCCGGCGCACTGCTCAAGGCTGCGGGTGATGCTGATGTCTTTCCAGCCGCCGTAAAGTTTTCCGTCAATTTCAAGGCGCACGTCCGGGCGCTGCGTTGATTCAGCCATAAATCCCTCCAACCGTTGCAGACGGACTACTCACTGAGCACCTCCAGAGGTGTCTGCCCAGGCACGCGCCCAGGGTGCCGCACACGATTACGGCTGATAATTTCGTCTGCCCTGTCGGCGTCTCCATATATATTGTAGGAGGCAACCAGCGCGGGCATGGTGGTAGGCAAGGTAATTGTGCGCAGGCTGGGCAACTGGCCGCCGCGAGTGGTCAAATCCACAGCCACAGCCCGGCGCAGTTCCGCCAGGCTGCTATACACGGGGTCACTGACTGCAGGCGCTATAACATCAATGCCTGCTAGCGTGGTATCCCGCTCCGCCAGGGCATCGTCAGACGTGATAAAATCTTTATAGGCCGACGCTGCGGCCAGTTCCGTGACGGCAATGCCCGCCAGGGTGGTGCGCAGGACAATTGTCGACGGCGTATCAATGACGGGGTTGGTAATGAGCAGTTCATCAATGGGTGCTAGACTGCGCGAGGGTGCGGAGGAAAAAGCATAGGAGCTATCTGCGTCTACAGACGCGCCGCCGGAACCGGCTAGTTCGCCGAACAGTCCCGTGAGCGCACCAAAAAGGGCCGATGGCGTGGCAATAAGGGCCATGGCGTAGGCAAGCCCCTCGGCCATGAGCGCCTGGGGCAGCCCCATGTATTCCATAACCAGAGCTGCGCCGGTTTGCAGGGTTTCGGCCACGGCGGCCAGCTCTTTGGCCGCCGGGCCAAATTTGTCCATGAATTCTTTTTTGAGCGCATCCCGTACGCTGGTTGCGGCCTTGTTTGTGCCATAAGCCGTATCTGCCGTAGCGGCGGGCTGCTTGAGGCTGCCCGCCTCGGCAAACGTAATGCTGACTTCAATCAGGCCTCCGTGTTCCATGCTCTCGCGCATGCTGTAGCGGTCGACACAGACTTTGACCTCCCCATGCCACGGATGGATGAGCGTACCCGGCCCAGAACCTTCCAGGGCTTTGAGCATATCCTTGCGCGCATCAAAATAGCTGTAGCTGCGGCCCTGGACGATATAGGCGCGGACGGAATATTCCCGCGCTTTGCGGCCCATATCTTCGGCGTAAGGTTCATCGCGCAGGGGATATTCGTGCTTGACCAGACGGCGGCCGCCGCTGGCCTCAACATCATCGACCTCAAATTTTGCCCCGCGAAAGCTGGCCTGGCGCAGATTGCTAAAAAAAGAACGGCTGAACATCAGTACCCCGCAGTAGCGTCAGCTATGGCATTGGCGTAACTGGAACCGCTGTAGATTGTTGCTGTGCCACGACTCAAGGTTGCCTGGGCGTTGCCCTGCACGTTGACATCCACAGCCACCCCTTTGGCCATAAGCTGGGCAGCAGCTTGCATGGTTTGAGCTGCTTCATTGAATACCGTGGGGTCAAGCTGCTTGGGAGTGTCGCCGCCGAACCATGAGCCTACAGCGTCAATAAGGCCCTGAGCCAGGTTGGACCCGGCAATGCCGCCCACAACACCACCAAGAGCACCGCCAATGGCAGTGCCAAGGCCAGGGGCAATAGCCGTGCCGATGGTTGCGCCCACCTTTGCCCCCAGGGCTGCTCCGGCCCATCCGCCAGCGGCCTGCCCGGCAACGTCCACCACGGCCCCGGCCTTGTCACCGATAGTCGCCTGGTCGTCAGTAACAATCTGATAACCGTCTATGGCTGTATTTACGGCCATAGCCATGCCTCCAGCCCTGCCAAGGCCACGCGCCAACCGCGCGCGCCGCCCGCCCGGGAGCGGAGCCGACGTACCCTTGGCCCCCTTGCTGCCCTTGCCCGCGCCGCCATCAGGCACAACCAGACCCGCATCTTTGCCGAGCATAGCGTCATGGGTAAGGCTCATCTGTTTGTTAACCACATATACCGGCAGAGGCAGCTTGAGACCGGCTAGACCGCCTGCCCCCTGGGCCATACGTTGAGCCATGCCGCCGGCGAAGCGCCCGCCGGCGCTCTGCAAACCTTTGGCAACAAGCTTAAGCGCGCCGAAACCAGCAAGCCCGGCAGCGCCAGCGCCCACAAGCATCTCCTTGCCGCTGATCTTGTCATCGGCCAGGAGTTTGTTGATGCCGTCAGTAATGGCAGCGTTGATAGGTTGGGCAAATGAATCAGCCGCTTCTCCCAATTTTTCTTTCAGGCGGCCCACTTGGTCGACGCTGTTTTTGATGGCGTTTGGCAAATCTTTGGCAATGGTGCCCGATGCATCCTTGATATCCGTAGCCATACTTTCAGCTTCTTCAATGGTGTTACCGTCGAAAAAAATGCGCAGGCCGCGCTGCGTGTCCAGGTCAGTCTTCCCGAAGGCTGTCGCAAATGCCTTGTCTCGTTGGGCGTCTGTACTAAACTTGCGGTATGCATTGCGGATATCTTTAAGTACGTCGAAAGCCTCACGCTTCTGCCCTTTTGCATCATAAAATTTAACCCCTGTGGCCTTGGCGGCTTCCTTCATGTAGCTGTTGTTTGTGAACAGCCGCAATGTGGAGTCTGCGAGAGTGGCCAACCGTTCGGGATTTTTTTCGACCAGCGAGAGGCGCTCAATAAAAGCCAAGGTCTGAGAAAACGACAGGCCAGCGGTTTTGGCATTGTTACCCACGCGGGCAAAGATGCTGGACAAGTCTTCCAGTTCCGCATTACCCGCGTAGCCTGCTTTGGTCATCTGATCTAAGACAAGAGTGGCAACTTTGACGTCGGCGAGGTCAAACTTGAAAGCCTGGGCAGCCACGGTCATGGAACTGGCCAGAGTGTCGGCGCTGGCTCCGGTAACGGCCATGGCCGGGTTGATGGCGCGTATGGTGCCGAGTGCTTCGCTCCAGCTCTGCCCGGCCTGAATGAGGCCGTAGAAGCCCTCCAGCAAATCCTGCATGGGGCGTCCTGTCTGCCGTGACATTTCGTACAGTTCGGTACGCAGGCTGCTGGCCTGCTGTGCGGAGGCCTCGCCCGTGATGGCCACGCGGGCGAGAAACTTGTCGAGCTGGGCGCTGTCCATAACGGCACGCGTGGCCTTGTAGGCAAGGCCAAGCCCTGCGATACCCGCCGTGTAGCGCCCGGCGAGCTGATCCAGCCCGCGCCCGGCGGTGGCCGCCGCCGAACGCAGGGAGCTAAACGCGCCGCTGGCCTGACGGGCCATGCCCGTCAGAGCCTGGGAATACTGCCGAGCACGGCTTTGCAAATTGCCCGCGAGATCTATGATGAGCGAGGTTTTCATTTTTCGGCAGCCCTGATGGTGCGGATAATATTACAGACGCGCGGTAACGGCATTGCCAGTGCCGCTGGCAAGGGACAGTTAGCCAGGCTGGCCAGCCGCAGCGCCATCAGCGTGATGTGCGGGGCTGCCAGCAGCAGATCGCCCCCGCTTGCCCATGGCCTCCACGGCTTTTTCGACCTTGGCGTCGAGCATTGCCGCACCCATTTGCAATGCGCGCAGGTCAGCTACGGTAAGACGGGCCATGTCCGCAGGTTCCAGCGGCCCTTCAAACTTATGGGCATTATCGTCTTCCAGCCGGGCCACCTGACGGCGCAGCATCTCCGCGCCCATGCGGGCCGGGCTGGACACAAGGGCGATTTCACCGGTAGCAGTGACAACAAGCCGCTCCGCGGCCTCACTAGATTCCTGCACGTCACCGGCGGAGAGCTGGCGCAAGATGGCACGGCGATAAATGCTGGAGCCCACTGTGAGCCCATCGGGCAGATCAACAGACAGGGTGTTGCCCTGGGCCAAAGTTGCGGCATCGGGAAATTCAGGGGTGCCAATCGTGTTCTGCATAACAAAAATCCTCCTAGCCAAAGGCTAGGAGGACATGGTGAATCTGTCTTTTAACGGAAGTGAAAACTAGAGCCGCTCGCAACCTTCGGCAGACATTTTGACATCTACTGTTCCGTTTTCACTGTCGAGGGAGCCTTGCTCGGTGACGAAGGCGGCACGCAAAACATAACGGTCACCAGTATCGGATTCAAAAATGACCGTGGCGTCCTTGATGGCGTTGATGGCGGTCAAATCTGTATCTCTGGTATGGTAGACCGATGCCTCCAGTTCAGGCGCTTTGGTTTTTTCGCTGTAGCCGTGGACACGACCGCCGCCCACCTTGGCTTCACGCTCGACGCCGCCGGGATGGAGCTTGCAGCCATCGGTGGTGCGCCATTGGTTGCCGTCGACTTTAATGATGGCTTTGCCGGTAATCTTGGACATGATTTACTCCTTTCTACAGCACAAAGCGGGTGAGCATTGCAAAAATGCGGAACTGGTTGACCAGATCGGGCTCGGCCAGGATGTCCAAGCGGTTGCGGTCGTCGGCATTGCGCTCGACGATAAGTCCTTCCTTGAAGGCGTCCGCGTTTTCCACCATACCCTTCTGCTCAAGCTCGCGGAACAAGGCCAGCAGCTCGGCGCGGATGACCGAGGGCGTAACAATGGCCTGGCCGTCGCCGTATTCGGTGCCGTCGTCCGCCAGTTTGTGGCGCGGGAATTTCTGCGTGATGCGGGAATTGACCGCATAGCGCCAATAGCCCAGCGTGGCCACTGTCTGCACGTCCAGATATGACGGGTCGGCCAGACCCCAGGAATTGTGCTGGTACATGGTGATTTCACGCTCTATCTGCACGGTGCCGTCCTCGGTCACCCTGTAGGTAGCGATGCCGTCCCAAAGCAGGATGTTACGCTCTTCAAGGCTCCAGCGATCCTCGCGCACCGGGGCTTTGATGCCCGTCAGCTCCAGCGTTTGCAAAGGCCGGGCAGGGTCTGCC